GGACTAGAGTTCCGTCACCTAGCCATTTCCTAAATCTCCCAGCAGCTTGAGCCCTTTGGTTTACATAGACGAGTTTATCTCTTATAATATCGCTCGAACTCCCAGCAGAGACGAATGGCTTTACCGTATCCTTATGTTTTCCGTTTCTCATGTTGTTGTATATAGATAGCCCTATTCCAGTTACATCGATCCACATCCAATCTAAGTCGTTTGCCTCTATATACTTACCAACCTCTTGCTCTTGTTGGTAGGTGTCCATGTCAGAGAGGTACGTCATATCTCTGATAGCAACATCATCTCCCCATGCAAGTCCAGCATCATCTCCACCCTTCTTACCCCCGCTAGGGTCAAACGCACCAACTCTTGTACCTATCGTATTTGGAGATAGATTCTTGTCAAGGGCAGCAGTAGTGACATCATCTCTGTCCATAAACGTGTCTTCCTCGGCATATTCAAACGCCTCAGCGACACTCTTTGGGTACTCTCGTTTAAACTTCTTTAGCCCAGATTCCGCTATTTCATATCTTCGCCACAATAATTGCTCATCACTGATGCCAGTCTCTTCTTGATATTCAATCTCACTATCATTAAATCGAACCCCGTCTTTTGGGATTTCATTAGCGTACTCATCTTGCCACCACCAAGGGATAAACACAGGGATGTATAAGTTATTCCCTTTCTCTGCCTCCATCCACAGGTCATAGAAAACTCCTCCAGGACCACCAGAGGTTGACTCCAAGAATATCTCTGTCCCCCCCATAAATTTACCTGAGGGGATAGATTTAATAGCCCCAGCAAAGATGTCCTCAGCCTTATCCCAGAAAGCAACCTCAGACCCATGGAAGTACTGAAGAGTACCACCGCGACCAGATTGACCACTGTTTGCTGTTGAGACTCGGTACATTCCATCGATCTCTGGGAATGTATACTTCTTGGAAGACTCTGATCCTGTCTGTGGCTTTAGTGACTTAGGGCAGTTGTCATGGTATTTCTTGGTCATATCAAACAACATATCGCCAGTCTCGGACGTGTGAGCCATAACGCGAGCCCTCTTACCTATAGACTGTGTAATCTTCCAATAGAACCGACCAGCCACATAGGTTGAGCAGCCCTGTTGGCGACCCTTCAAAATTAAGATACGGACATAACCCTTATCCTTTAATTGCTCTTCTGCAATATCATGCAGGTATTTCTGAGCCCTGTTAAGGACAAAAGGGACATCAGCCCCTTGCTTGTGCGGTATAATAAGCGCATGCTTAGCAAAGAGCTCAAAGTTTAATATTAGCTTCTTACGTAATTCCCGTTCTTCTTGATTCATACAAGTTTCTTTATAAGTCTACCACACAAGCATCCAACCATAAAAACTAATGATAACTGTGGGATATCAAGTCCAGAAAGACAACTGTGGGCCTCATATGCGTCCAATGCTCGATATAGGTCATATATTTCTTGGTCCATTCCTGACATTCCGTCATAGCCTACAGTTTCCTTGTATTTGTACATCTCTTCTCTAGCCATTAGGGGCCTCCTATAGTGACATCATCTCATTGATTACCGTTTCTCTTAGTCGCTTTATTACAGTAAGATAGTGGCAGCCCAACTCTCTACCTATTCTCCTGTAGGAATAGCCCTTCTCGCGCATACCTATCATCTCATCAATACATAAATCGTGTCTATATGATTTATGTAATTTCCCTGCTCTTCCAGCTCGGTCTTGCTTTAGGCCTAATCTCTTCAATCTTCTCCGTACTTGAGCCACAGAAAGTCCCACCGTAGAAGATATGTCCTTCAGCGTAGAGCCCTCCTTCTTTAATCTAACTATATCATCATCATTGACACAACATTTATATTGATGGTTTGTTTTTCCAGTTCCAGCACCCTGCCCACCCTCGGCGCAATTATACCCCCTACCTATAAATGTGTTGAACATTGCAATATAAAACTTCTCCGCAATATCAGCATCCTTTTGAGTATTACATATACACAGCGTCTCCCACAACATATTATCCGATCCATGTTTCTTTATAGCTTTCGATATGACCATATTTGAGTACCCAGCATTATGTGCGTACTTACGCCTATCAAAATCTACCGTCTGCCCAATATACCTTTTTTGATTTGGGGACGTTACACAATAGATAGTATAAATCACGAGTATTCTCTTAGATTCATGGGGATGAGGGAGGGATAAAACCCGTCCTCTACAACACCGCAAGATATAATTGGTTTTTGATTGAATTTTCTCCCATAATCCATCTCGGCTCTGTCGTGATCCACTCCGCACCCCACATTCATCCCGAATATCAGCCCCCCATGCTCGTCAGGCCTTTCGTTGGCATAATAATGTATTCCCCCTTGCTGGTGCTTATCGCCCTGCACATATGATCTGAATTGAGCCTTAGCGTTATGGAAGGCTGAGGGGAATCTACCTATACCCTTATCCCCGTGAGAATACATTACACCATCAATTATTTTATGCCCATATCTCGGCACGACCTCCCATTTAGGTAAGTCCCATAAATCATTATAACTCCTTAAAATCTCCTCTGGCAAAGATGCAGTAACAGCCTTTCTTTTAGGGAGACAATCATGATTTCCTATAAGCCATGTTGCTTTTGGGATTAGCTTTTTGATTTGGGCAACCTGCTCTTTTGCATTATAATATTCTTGCTTAGCACTAGATGCACTTGGCGATTTTTCATGATATGATATTGAGTGCCAATCAACAAGGTCCCCTATATGGATAAACTCCTTGCATCGGTAGGCTCTCTTTATATCGCTCAGGAAATCTAAATACCCGTCCCGCATACAAGGACAGTGAGTGTCTCCGATTACCAATACACTGCTCATGCAATCACCATAACAAATGAAAAGGCGGTAGCCAGTATAATAATAAAGGTCAGTATGTCGTTCTCTCTCTTACTCATCTTCATCCTCCCTACAAAATAGTTTCGCTAAATCCTCGGTCTGACATTCTATTGCATCAATACATTGTTTATGAAATAGCTTCCTTGTATCATCTTCTAATGATAGCAATGGTAAGTACTCATGTATAATCCGCAACAACCCCTCGTTGTAAGAGTGGGCGATTTCGTGGGCGATATAGTTATCAACCTTCTCTGGAGGCTCAGAAAGAAGCTCTTTGGAAAGGTATATAGTAGTTCTTTTGTATGGCTTATATGGTGATGTTGAAGCCCCGCCTGGGTTCTCATCATCGTAAAAGAATACTACCCTATCAACCCATGAGGGGAACATATGGCTGAATGAATCCACTACAGGACGAAGTGTTTTCTGGTGGTGTGGTGTTATGTGTGAATAGTCAATATTCATGAGCCCCAGCCCCCTGGATAGCGAAGGAGATGAGATATATGCTGTCGCTCAGCAGGACTGGGGTATAACATTAATCTTTAAGCCTCAGGTCTTCTGTGTAATACAGATACTGAGCGTACTTAAGATCATCGTAGTGTTTTTGAATCATATCAGATAGGGCTCGTAATTCTGGGATGGGTCGCCCCTCACTGTTGGAAATAGCTGAATATAGCTTCACAACATTAACGAACCTGCGAATCTCGTAGTCCTTTCGACCTACCCACTCAAGGAATTCCCCTTCGGTCTTGCCACGGAGGACGTTATAGAACTCCTTGTCCGACATATCGGGGTCACGAACCTTAGCTGAGTAGTAGGCAATCTGCTCAAGCTGGTGAAGCAGGTTTTTCTCGCCAGCCCCAAACGCCTGTCCTTTAACAAGGGATTGAACAGGGGTTGTGGTACAGCCCACGAATAAGCATAAAGCTATGCATACGATTATCTTCTTCATAGCAGTCCTCGCACTACTTCAATTAAAATCTTTACAGCTTGATGGTCGTTACCTAGCGTGTTGTGCTTGACAGCTAGGTTTAACTGTTCGTACTGGTCTGTCGGTGGCTCTGTAGAAACCTCTACTAGCGCAGGGGTTTGTACCTTTGTCTTGGTTTTTGGTTTGGCGTTAGCCATTATCCTTCTCCTCGTTGGTGATCTCTCGCTCTAAATACCACACAGCTTTACGCAGGTCTTCAACTGTCTTATCTGGATCTTTACGCCCAGCCCTACTAATATACTTGATTGCGTTACCTAGATGATATCCGAGCTCCCAATCCTCTATGACCTCGATGGTTTCAATGGAACCGTGGGTGTAGTGAGCTGGGGAAGAGATGGTGTCGCATAGGCAATAAGCTATGTGATTTGTGCATACTTCGCAGTCTGGCCCACTCACCTTAAATCCTCCTTATCAATCCCTAACGCTTCCGCAATCCGAGGAAGTCCGTTACCTTGGAACGGAATCTTTCCAGACAGTAACTTGACGCAAGTAGGAATACTTTTCCCAGTGAGATAACTAAGCGCAGCCGCGTGTGTGTACCCTTGTTCATCTAGTGCCTTCCTTACAAGTTTGGTTGGTGATGGTGGTTTGGTCGCCTTGGGAGCTACTTTAGCTTTAGCCTTGGTTTTTCGGTTAGTTTTAGGTTTCTTTGAAACTGGCATATCTTC